GTCCCTGTCCGACTAGCCTGCCAGCGCCTGGACTCTAAAATACCGCCTGAAAAACGCCGCCGGCGGCATGGAGATCACCGCCACCGCATCGGGCGATGACTACGCCATCACCGTCGCCGCCGCCACCACCGCCGCCTATGTGGCCGGCGTTTATGGGTGGTCCGCGTGGGTAGAAGGCGGAACGTCCGAGAAATACTCGGTAGGCACCGGCACCCTAGAAGTGCTGCCCGATCTGCGCAGTGGCCTCGCCACCGCCGCCCTCGATACCCGCAGCCATGCCCGCAAGACCCTCGCCGCCCTCGAATCGTGGATCGAAAACGGCAACCCCGGCGTCGCCGAATACGAAATCGCCGGGCGCCGCATGAAATACATCGCGCTGGCCGATCTGCTGAAAATGCGTCAGCACTACAAGGCCGAAGTCGCCGCCGAAACCCGCGCCGAGCAGATCGCCCGCGGCCTCGGTGTCAGCGCTGGCCGCATCCAGTTCCGACTATGAGCCTATCGCAACGCCTGGCCGCCGCGTGGCGCGCCCTCAATGGCCGCAAAGCCGGCGCCACCCGCTCCGACCCCTATGCCGCTACCTATGGCAACGGCGGAGCGGGCGGCTTCGCGGGCGGTGCCGTCAATCGCCTCACCTCAAGCCTCGCCTCCTGGTCCGGCTCGGTCAATGCCGACCTCGACGCCGCGCTGCCCATCCTGCGCGCCCGCGCCCGCGCCCTGGCCGCCAACAACGAACACGGCAAACGCTTTTTATCCATGGTCGCCGCCAACGTCGTCGGCCGCAGCAACCCCAAGCTGCAAGTCCGCGCCCTGCGCGACCAGCGCGACCCCAACAAGCCCACCACGCTCGACAGCGCCGCCAACGACGCCATCGAAATCCACTGGGATCGCTGGGGCCGCACCTGTGACATATCCGGCCGCCACAAAACCCTGCCCGCCTTGCTGCGCACCGCCGTCAAAGGCGTCGCCCGCGATGGCGAAGCCCTGATCCGCATCGTCCGCGACCGCCGCCTGCCGTATGGCATGGCCCTGCAGTTGCTCGAGGCCGACCGCCTCGACGAAACCATCAACCAGCGCCTCGACAACGGCAACGTCGTGCGCCAGGGCGTCGAAATCGACGGCACCCTGCGCCCCATCGCCTATTACGTGCGCGGCAATCACCCCGGCGACCACACCATGGCCGGCAACAACCCCGTCGAGCGCGTGCTGGCCGCCGACATGGTGCACCTGTACCTGCCCGAGCGCGCCGAGCAAGTGCGCGGCATCACCTGGCTCCACGCCGTCATCGTGCGCGGCAGCACCATCCACCGCTTTGAAGAGGCCGCCGTCATCGCCGCCGAGGTCGGCGCCAGCAAGATCGCCGCCATGACGCGCAAGGAAGACGCCCCCGACGCGCTGGGCAACGATGGATTCTCCGGCGGCATCCCGCAGATCAAAGTCGAAGCCGGAGAAATGTTTGAGCTGCCGCCAGGCTATGACCTGACAAGCTGGAATCCCGAATACCCGCACGCGAATTTTGAAAGTTTCCTCAAAGCCTGCCTGCGAGGCCTTGCCGCCGGCCTTGATGTCGCCGCGCACAATCTCACCGGCGACATGACTGACGTCAATTATTCGTCGGCCCGCATCGCCGAGCTGGCCGAACGCGAAATGTGGATGATTCTGCAAGATTGGCTCATCACCAGTTTCTGCCTTCCGCTCTACGAAGAATGGCTCGCCCTGGCGCTGCTGTCGGGCAGCATCACCTTTGATATTTCCGGCAAGCAACTCCCCGCCGACCGCTTCCTCAAGTTTGCCCAAGCCTCCCGCTTCCAGGGCCGCCGCTGGGCCTGGGTGGACCCACTCAAGGAAGCCGAAGCGCAAGAAAAGCTGATCGCCAACAAGCTCGCCAGCCGCACCCGCATCGCCGCCGAGCAAGGCGACGAATTCGACGACCTGATCAAAGAGCTGGCCGCCGAGCAGGAACTGATCAAGCAATCCGGCCTCGCCCCCGAACCGGCGCCCGCCGCCGACCCCGCCAAAGCGCCCGAAGTCCTCGCCGCCAAAGCCCGCGCCGATGGCGAAGTGCGCAAGATGGAAATCCAGCGCGAGATGGCCCGCGAAACCCCCGCCGCCGTCCCGCCAGCGCCGACTTTTGTGGTCAATAACGCCCCGCCCGCGGTCACGTTCAACGCCGGCGAAACGCGCATTGAAAACCTCATCCCCGCGCAAGCCGCACCGCAAGTGCAAGTCGACGTCGCCGCCCCGAATGTCACCGTCGAACTCGAAGCCCGCATGCCCGATCAGCCCGCCCCGGTGATCGAGGTCAACGTCGAGCTGCCGGATGAACTCAAGATTACCAGCCTGCCCACGCGCGAAACCAGCACCAAGATCACGCGCAACGGCGCCGGCGAGATTATTCAATCAACTCAAATGGAGCGCGACGCGTGAATGATGACAACGGAAGGCTACCATCGGCGATAGAACAGCACATCGGCACCATCCTGCAAGTCATGGTCGTCGGCCTGCTGGGCTGGTCGCTGCTCACCACGCAATCCATGAGCAAAGAAATCGAAGTGCTGAAAGTGCGCGTCGAGGCCATATCGACCACGATGTCGCAAGGCACCACCGATCGCTATCGCGGCACCGATGCCTCGCGCGACTTTTCCGCCGTGCGCCAAGAAATGCAATTCCTCGAACGCCGCATCGTGGCCATCGAAGGAAAGTTGGTTAAATAAATGGGCACCGTCTATAGCCTGATCTGCTTTGGTGGGAAAGACGGCAAAACCGTCACGTTCACCGACGCTGGTGATGTCGTCAATCTAACGAGTCACGGATTACGCAATGGTACGGGGGTTGTCTTTACGGACAATGCCGGAAACACGCTACCGACTGGACTCACTAAAGGCACCACGTATTACGCCAAGCAAGGCGCAGATGCCAATAAGTTCACCCTGTGGACGACATCCGCACTATCCACTCAAGTCACATTTTCCGGCACTGGATCAGGTACGCACAAGGTAAAGTCGGCCTATTTTTCCGGGCTTACCGTAGATCAATTAGCGCGTTATGGCACATCTGGCAGCGAGCGAATCTATGATGGTCTAGTCGCGTGGCGAACGGCTCGATATTCCGCCGCCGGGGCTTACGACACGGAATATTGCGAAATTGGTATGGCTTGGGATGACATCACCGCTGCTGCATTGGCGATAAATATCCCTGCGGCTGAAACAATCATCTGGCCTAAGGTGAATGGCGTTTATACCGACGCATGGCACGGTGGGGTTGTTGGCGCAGGGTATCGGTTTTGGCCCGCTGCAGGATATGCAAAAGGTCTTGATGTCACTGGAGTTCGGCAAAAGTTATTCGATTTTTCGATTCACACAACAGCCAACAATATCGAACAGTTATTTATTCTTGGTACGTTCAATCTGGCGCATGGACTGATCATCACAGGGACGGCGAATAACATTGGGTTGGCGCTTCAGTCGAGCAGCTCGCAGGTATTCAACTGTATTGCAACGGGTGGGTTAGGAACAGGGTTTAAGTTCCTTGGATACTCAAACGCAGCGTGTATTATCGCTAATAACTTGGCCGTGAAATGCGTTACAGGTTTCCTTGGTTCGTCGTCATCGTGCCAGGGGTTCTACTACAACAACATGTCGGTTGGGAATACGACAAACTGGGGAACGGCACCTACGCTGGCGGGCGGCGCTGTTTGTGCGTATAACGGCGGGATATCAACCGATACGCCGTGGTACACAACGACCGACACCGGAATAAAAACGCTAACGGCCAACGATACGACATTTGTCAGCTATTCAGGCAATGACTTCCGCCCAGCGTCATCATCTGCCGGTCAAGTGGATACCGGGATTGCTGTTATCGGCATGGAAGATAGCGACCTCAAGTGGGAATTGCGTCCTAACTACAACAACGGCGGTTCAGAGGCATGGGATATTGGGCCGTTTGAATACGATCATGGGTATGGATTGCCTCCGGCCAGCGGAACATTGTCTGGATCAGGTATCGTCGCAGGGTCAAGAGTCAAGATCGCAAAGCAGTCTGATGGCACGGAAATAGTTAACGCGGTGGTGGCTGGTACAACAAAGAGCGACGCCTATACCGGCCCGAATCAAGACGTCTATGTGTACGTCAGAAAAGGGTCGGCGGCACCTTATTACCATCCTGTTCGTCTTTCTGGCGCGATTGCGGATGGAAATTTAAGCTACGATTTAAGCGGCTTACAGTCGGAAGATATCGCCGCGCATGACTATTCCGCGACGGCGGTGGCAACCGATTGGGCATTCAATCTATCCACTGGCGCGATAACGCACGATAGCGGGACGACACGGTACAGCGTACAAGACCTGTATTCGTGGCATCAAGACTATACCGACGACAGCGCGACAGTCGATGATCTGCCACTGATGCACGGCACCACGCCGACCATCTTCGAGCTGCTCAACAGCGGTTCGATCACTGATTCTGACTTGGAAGACTTGTTTGGTGGATCGATTGAGTTTGGCGACGGTACGCTGTGGTCGAATCTTTATCACGCCGGCTCGCTGACCGGAACGCCAGATATTTATGTGGTGCAAGGGACTGGCAAGCTGACAAGCTACTGGACGGCAGGAACGCTCGACATCCTGGTTAAAGTCAGCAATGCGGGAACATTGATATCGTCAGGGATTGTGGACGTATATGCTCGGAAGTGGGGCTATACGTTCGACAATTACCGTGTCGATCTGTCCGGTGGTGGTCGCAATGTCGCCCCACTCGGAACGCTGGCCGATGCCAACAACACCACGGCACGAGCAACGGTATCGGCCTATTCGCTCTCAGCGCCGACGTTCAGCACCTACTCGCTGGACTTCTCGGATGGTGATGGTGCTCAGACCTATTACGCACGGTTTGACTGCAACAACCTGCCATTGTCAGAGTGCTACGAATTCAGCAAATACCTAACAGATGAAAGCTCGACCGCAACGCTCAACGGCGTAGAAGGCTGGCGCTATCAGTCGGCGCATAGTTCCATGACCCCGGTGAAGTCGTCACCCTTTGGCACCTTTGCCGGTGGTGTGTGGGCTGTTGCGCCTGGGGTATGGTTGGACAACGTACCTACGGCAGACCGAACGAATTACATCCTGACCGATGCCTCTGGTGGAACGCATCAAAACACCGTCACGCCGGGGGCGATTGTGGCGACCGTCCTGGCTGATACGCGAGTCCGCGTCTACAACGTCACGCAAGCCACCGAGATTGATAACGTGACGGTCACTGGCACCAGTTATGAGTACGTTATCAGCACTGAGGCGGATCAAAACGATGTGATCGACTTCTTTGCCTGCAAGCTCGGATATGAACCCTTCCGCGCCAGGGGCCAGTTTGATACCGTGTCTGGATTGGCCGTCTTGGTCGATCAAGTCGTGGATGCTGTCTATACAGCCTGGGGGATTGATGGCTCAACCATCACCGAATTCACCGGGGATGTCACCGGGCACATTTACATCGATGCCAACGATCTCGATGGGGCAACTACCAAGACTCGGTTGGGTGCGTGGTATTCATGGGTACTGACAACGGAAATCGGCATCCGGCATTTCTTTGGTGGCGTGACCTATCTTTCAACGGCAGCGATTCGCATCAACACCGACGTCGCTGACATCCTGATCGAAAACACTAACGCCAGCACCGCGCTTCGATTCACCGACATGGATGTGCGCCTCTATCGATCCGATGGCACCAGCATCATTGCGCCAACCAGTTATTCGATTCACAACGACTATTCCGGCGTGCCGGATGTGGTCGAAACTGGTGTTTCTGGTCTAACTGGTAGCGAATCGGCTCAGTTAATGAGCCTGACTAATGCGCCTAGTGCTTCCACGGTGGCTGATGCTGTGTGGTCTAAGGCACTGCCGTAAATGACGGCCGCCGAGCGCCTCGTCGCACTGGCCGGGACCGCCGGCACCGCCGCCACGCTGCTCGCCCTGATCGGCACCGGCGCCACCGCCGGCGCCATGCTGGTGAATTACTCCGGCCTCGCCAGCGGCACCGCCGCCGCGCATCTGCTCACCGACCGCGTCATCGATCAGCCCGTCCCTGGCTTCGGTGGCGTGCATCGTCCCTACGTCAAGCGCCGCCCGCGCGAGGAAGACGAAGCCTTACTCCTGGCCGTGCTGCACTAGGAAACACGCCGGCCTGACAGTTTCGCGGTGCGGCGGCATTCTGCGGGCATCTTTTCGAGGATGCCGCCCATGTTCAAACGCTCCGCGCTCATCGAGCAGCGCACCGCCGACGCCTCCGGCCTGGTCGAGATGGCGATTTCCTCCGAGGCGCCCTATGAGCGTTGGTTCGGCATTGAAATCCTGCGCCACGACGCCACCAGCATCGACCTCACCCGCCTTGGCGATGGCCGTCACCCGTTGCTCCTGAACCACAACACCGAAACGCAGATCGGCGCCGTCAAGGCCTGCCGCATCGATGCCGACCGCGTCCTGCGCGGCCAGGTGCAATTCTCGCGCAGCGAACTCGGCACCGAAATCAAGCAAGACGTTGAAGACGGCATCCGCAGCCATGTCTCCGTCGGCTATTTCATCGAGGAAATCGAAGAAGTGGACGAAGACGGCACCCCGGTGCGCAAGCTCACCGGCGACGAATTTACGCGCGAAATGCGCGCCACACACGGCGACGACTTCTACCGCTCCGGCCTGGCGGCCGCGCGGGCAAAAGGCGACACGCCGCCCACGTTTGTCGTCACCCGCTGGGTGCCCTTCGAGGCCTCCATCGTCCCGGTGCCGGCCGACGTGACCGTAGGAGTCGGCAGATCGGCCGGAACCGAAACCGCTCCGCAACCCGCAGCAAAAAGCGCAACACCATCCAATATTCTCATTGTGGAGAAACACACCATGGAAAACATCAAGACCCCGGCCGAGCTGGAAATTGAACGCCGCGACGCCATCGCCATCCTTGCTGTCCAGTATCAGAAATACCTCGGCATCAATGACGCCGCCGACTGGGTCCGCAACGGCAAGAGCGCCGAAGGCTTCAAGGATTTCATCATCGAGAAGATTCAATCGAAGCATACCGACGCCACGAGCATGGCCATCGGCATGACCAAGAAAGACATCAAGCGCTACAGCCTCGGCCGTGCCGTCGCTGCCGCCGTGACGGGCGACTGGCGTGATGCCGGCCTCGAGCGTGAGTGTTCCGAAGCCGTCGCCAAGATCATGGGCCGCAGCGCCGAGGGCTTTTTCTTGCCGCCTGAAGCTTTCGCCCGCGACTTCAACGTTGGCACCGCCACCGAAGCCGGCAACCTGGTCGCCACCGACCTGCGCGCCGATCAGTTCGTCGATGTGCTGCGCAACAACCTGGTCCTCGGCGGCCTCGGTGCTCGCATCCTCGCCGGCCTGACGTCCAACGTCGATCTGCCGCGCAAATCCACCGCCTCGACGCTCGGCTCGGCGACAGAAATCGGCTCTGCGTCCGAAACCGCCCCGGCAACCGCGAAGGTCACCTTGTCGCCCAAGCGCGCCACGGCCTACGTCGAAGTCTCCAAGCAAGCCATCATTCAGGCCGCCATGTCGCTTGAGAACATGATCCGCGACGACCTGGTCATGGGCGCCGCCGTGATGATCGAAGGCAATTGCATCAACGGCAGCGGCACCGCCCCGCAACCGACTGGCCTGCGCTTCACCACCGGCATGGGCACCGTCGTCGCCGGCACCAACGGCGTCGCCCCGTCCTGGGCACACCTGGTTGATCTGGAAAGCGCCTGCGCCAACGCCAACGCCGAACCGGATCGCCTCGCTGGCTACCTGATCAAC